AAGGCATTGCTGGCTTTTGTAGTATCTAAGAATTCTCTAAAAGTCTTAAACAGATCAGGATAAAGTTTACGCCTTTGATTTCTCATCACTGTGCCAATAATAAATGAATTGGCGTCAAGGCCTGCAGTCTCTTTGTGTCTTTCTTTATCAGCTACAGGACTATAATTTTGACTAGCGCAGGGAGAGGCAATATCGACAAACTTCATGTCTCTACATTGGTTCAACAGAACATCTTTGCCAAATTCTGAATAAGCGAATACAGCGTCAGCAGAAGCAAAGGTATCAATCCATTGTTTGTTTTGAGGGAACGCATCTACAGTCGGCATGATTGTCCAACTATAAAAATCTCTATACGTAGATCTTTGCTGGAATTCAAACATCCACCAATCACGAATATCCATAACAAAGTCAGGCTTGAAGTCTAGTAGCACATGGTTAAAGGTATATTCACCGAACTCATGCGTAGGAGATGCTTTGTATGTAGCCCATTCTTCTGAGTTTTTGTCAGGCTGGTTTCCATATATTTTCCAGCCTTTAACATTTTGTTTGACCATATTGTCAGTAGCATAGCAGGCGAGCTCAGCAACTTCAAATCTTGGGTCTTCGTGCAGTCTGGATAGGACTTCTTTTGTATAAACAGAATATCCTGTTGGTAGCCAGTGAGCCTCAGTGCATAGAAGTATTTTCTTAGGTTTCATATCTTTGTATTTTCCCTACTCCAGAATAGAATAAGTTATAGTATTCTTTTTTGCTTAATGTTAGTGTGTCACATATTTCTTTTCTGTTGAATCCCTGTGACTTCATTTCCAGAATAAATGATTCTATAGGCAGTAACCTCTTAGAGCAAGACGCTAGTATCTGCTTGAATTCATCTACATAGCTTTTGTCTTCGTGGCTTATTGAAACAGTAGAATTAGTCACGTTATTGTTTTGCCATCTCAACTCTTTTCTTAGGAATCTATTAAGGTGGTTCTTTACCGAAGAAAAGACATATGGTCTAAGAGGGCCGATATTTTCATCAAAACTCGTAATGGCATTAAAATAACCTACAAATGCGACCTGTAACAAATCTTCAAATTCAAAAGACTTTGCGTGACCGCCAAACTGCACAACCAAAGAAATTATAATATCAAAATTATCATCTATGGAAATGCAATTATTCTCCTTCATCATCTTGTCTGTCTTTAAACACTCTAAAATTTTGAACCCTGAATGTAACCTTTTGTCTTGCTTGACCGTTTGAGTCATTCCATTTTTCCTGTCTGGCTATAGTAGAAACAGCAATCATATCGCCCTTTTTGCACAACTTCTGAATTGTTGTTGCTCCACTATCCCAAGCAGAAAAATCAAAGAAGTCAACACGTTTGATCTTATTACCGTTCTTATCTTTTCTATGCTTTTCGATAGCTAACGAAAACGTTGCCAGCTGAGTTGAGCCAACATCTTTGATGACCGGATCTGCTGTTAGTCTACCTACAAAATTACAATTATTCATAAAAATACTCCAAATACACTATATATTAACTACAAGCTAGGCTTGAGACACTTTGTTTATTATCAAACTAGTGTCTTTTTTCTTAGAAACCTGACCCATCACAATGACGGTATTACCCTCATATAGAAGTTGCTTGTTCTCTTCGTAAGCATCTGGGAACACTATTGCAGAGTCCAGACACGCTGTCGAATCTTCAACAGACATAAACGCCATTATCTGTCCGGGATTTTTACCGTTCTTAGTTTTATACTCACGCAAAGCATTAATATGAACAGCAAGATTGACGCTTCCTGTTTTGCCTTGAGCTATTTCTTTACATGTAGAATTTACTAAAGAACTTTCTACCGCATCGGTTTTTGAATAACTTAGAGCTGTTCCTAAAAACTTTATTTCTAAGTCTGCGATTTGTTCAGGGTGATCATTTAACTCAAAAGGAGGAGACTCTACAACATTTCTCAAATCAAAAACCTTTACAAGTCTGCGAGAGGTAATCTTAAGATTATTTATCATATTATCTAAAGACTCCACAAACGTATGGGTTGGATCATAATTTTCTTCTAGCCATGATCTCTCTCTAGCAGATAAATCCTTGTAGCTCTTGTATTCATAAAGCATCTGATTTCGATGCATGCGGTTTTTAGTTCCATTGAAGGCTCCAACATTTATTAGAGACTCCATTGAGGTCTTGTTTATCCTAGCGCCCAAATTGAACAATACATCACACCAAGAAAAGTGAGTAAAAGGCTTTTCCAATTTTTCTTCTAGTTCTGGTATGGCATCTAATAACTTTACAGTTTCAGAACTGCCAACACCTTTAACATTATTCACCCCGAAATATATCTTCTCATCAGATATAGTGAAGTTATTGAAAAACTTTCCAAGTCTTGGTGGCATGACTTCTATGTCGTAAAGTTTGGCATCTGATACCAATTCCCTTACCTCTGTGTGGGGATCTGGCTTTCTATCCGCATGACCAAGATAAGCTTCAAAGAATTGCATCTTGCGGTGTACCTTACAATATGCGCTTCGGTAAGCATTAACAGCATAAGAAACAGCGTGAGATTTATTAAAGGCGTACCTATTAGACTTCTCAATCCAACCAAAGATTTCCTCTGCTGCTTCTTTTTCTAATCCACCGATAGAAATAGCCCCTTGAATAAAAGAACCTTTGATCTGATTCATAAGACCAGCTTTCTTTTTGCCAATAGCTTTACGAAGACTGTCTGCTTCTTTAAGGTCAAACCCAGCCAACTGTTGAGCGATTTTCATGGACTGCTCCTGATAAACAAGAACACCATAAGTTTCTTTCAAAATTGGTTTAAGATTTTGATGTAAATACTTAACCTCATCAATACCAGCTTTACGGTCAACATAATGCTGTGTCATTGATTTGCCCTCAGTGAAAGCCTTGAGACATCCGGGCCTAATCAAAGAGATTAAAGCAGCTAGTTCTTCGATACTTCTAGGCTGAACTCTTTTAGCCCAAGATCTACCAAGTTGCGACTCTAACTGAAAGACACCTTTTGTTTGTCCTTCACAAATTAAATCCCAAACATTAGAGTCATTATAGTCATCAATATTAAACGTAGAATTCTCCATTCGCAAACGCCTTTTCAAATTTAGTCTTCTGTGAAATGTTCCGCTGGAACTTCAAAAATTTAATCAATATATTAGCCGTGTCTTTAACGTCCTGTAACGCATCGTGAGCGTTCTGCTTGCTCTCTTCTGGAAAACCCATATAGTCTCGCAGAAAGTCCATGCTAAGACTCTTGAAGTCTTTATTGTTCTCAGTCCAAGAGAAAACCATGTCCATCAAGTCCAACTTAAAGATAGGATTGAATACAGTTTGGCGACCTCTTGAGTCGGTAGTCCCGTGCATGTCACACATGCGCTGAACGATTGGTAAGTCAAAGCCAATGATATTGTAGCCTGCAGCAATAGGAGCAGTGTAAGAGCTTTTCTTGAAATTAAATTGCATGCAAAAATCTTCAAACTTCTTCCATACAGTCTTTGGTAGCGGAGCTTTTGCTAAAGCTTCTCTGGTCTTACCAGTAATCTTCAGTGCCTCTTCTTCTAGAGGATCAAAACCAGCCTCAATCGCTTTCTTGTCGTCAAGAATAGGTCTAATCTCGCTATTGAAAATACCATTGGGCTGAATTGTTAGTTTGCGTCCATGCAAAGCAATAGCGGCAACTTGTGTCGGTTGTGTCTTGTGTGGATTTCTAGACCCTGTTTCAAAGTCAAAAACAATTATATCTCTGTAATTCATCTTACAACACCTCTTAATTCAATAAATTTATCAACTGCTTCATTAATGTCATAAAACAGCTTACTATACAAATTCTTTTTATTGTCTGAATGTACTTGGTAAACGCCATTGAGTCTACCTCTGAACTGAGGAAGAAAATGCCTTAGATCACAAAGGCTAACATTTTTATATTCAATCGCGCAGCCAGAAAACAGAACTGACTTATAATCTTCTTTAGTGCTCATCTTTAATCTCCATAATTTTACTTAGTAGGTCGATGCCTAAAATATCAAATTTAACATGTCCTTGATCTTCAAGGTCTCCCATTTCAAATCCAGCCACAAGGTTCTTGTGCCTATCTTGAACCATAGGACAAACCTCTCTCAATTTATTAGCCGATATAATAACTCCCGCCGCATGTTTGCCCTGTGATTTAATTGTACCCTCGATGTCAATGGCTTGCTCAAAAATTTCTGCCAAAGGCCCGATTAAATCTCCTTCTTGGTTAACCTTACACCATTTTCCTAGATCGCTAGGCTGATAAGTAAGCGTCCATTTTATTAGTGATTTTTCACCGCTTTCTTCAATTAGGTCGGAGACATCTGCTTCATTGGGAATATTCTTTGTTATATCATTCATCTCAGCGAAAGAAACAGCATTTGTGATACGCATTATTTCTTTTAGTGCCGCTCGACCCTGTAACTTATTAAAGGTTAACATCTGAGATACATTATCTTCTCCATACTTTGATTTAATATATGCAATAACTTCGTCTCGCTTTTCTGCTGGAACGTCAACATCAATATCAGGTAAGGATACATGATCTTCAGTGTTACGTCCTGCATTATAAAATCTTTCAAAAATCAAATCATATTCAATGGGATCAATTTCTGTAATCCCAATCAGATAAGAAATCAAACATCCTGCAGCAGAACCTCTTCCGGGGCCCGGCAACCAACCTTGTTCTCTAACGTGGTTTACAATATCTTGGACGATTAAAAAGTAACCAGACAAGTCTGCATCAAAAATAACATCCATTTCATTCTTGATTCTATCAAGATACTCTTGTTTCCTGTCTTCATTATCTATTTTTCCTGTTTCAGCAAGTAGACTGCGCCACCCGTCCCTACATAACTGTTTCAAATATTCATCTTCAGTGTAGTCGTCAGGACAGTCAAATTTAGGAAGCATTGGCTTGCCTAAGATATCATACTCCTCACATTGTTCAGAAATCTCAAACGCTTTTGTTATAACATCCTCAGTGTATTGATTTGACGCCTCTTCTGGCGAGATCATATAATACTTGTCTGAACTAAAAAAGCCTTTTAACTTTTTGAAACCATCTTGCTTGAGTCTATCTTTAACTTTGCCCATTGTGGTTTTCATTCCAGAGCAAAGAAGTATTCGATGTAATTCTGCATCTTTTGTATCAGCATAATAACTAGGCTGCTGCTTTAGATCGTCAATACATATTAGATTCTCACTATGAGACTTTAAAAGCTTGTTGACAACATCATCACTGTAAGAGTTTTTCTTAGAAACTAAGTCAATAAGATCAAACCAACCCTGTTTGTTCTTGGCTAATAATGTCATTGGCTTATGACTTTCAAACTCAAATGTGCAACCAATAATAGGTTTGATATCATTCTTCTTGCAAGTTTTATAAAAGGCGACAGCACCAGAAATAGTATTTATATCTGTGATCGCACAAGATTTGTAGCCAAACTTCTTACACTTGGCTACAAGTTGTTCCGGCTTTGAGTAGCCTCTTTGCAGACTAAAGTGAGTTTTATTGTTTAGTGGAATCCAATTCATGACAATCCTTAAATTTATTCAATTCTGAAATAGCAACATTATGACAATCTGCTCTAACAACAAAGCCATTGGAGGGATCTTTCTGACCCTTTGTTAGCTTGCGAGCTTTCTTAAAATAATCATCGTGAGTCAACCAACCCAAGACCCACGCTCTCCCCCATCTTTTGTTCTTATTCTCAATCCTGACAAACACATATCGGTCGCACTTTTGCTTTGTATTAAAGTTGGCGACTGAACAATCATAATAAGGTTTAGGTGGAGAAGTACATCTCTTTGTTTTTACATCATACTTAGTTCCATCTTGTGCAACCAAGTCATAATCATAAGTGTTATTAATTGTACCACCTATAACTACATTTGCAACCTCTTCTCCTAGAAATCCAGCAATATTTCCGTCGCCTTTCATGATGGAGTTTTTTATGACTCCCATCTCTCTAGACTTTGCCCATGCGCTTTTTTTCATTTCTTCTGTAATTTTTACTTCAATCATTATCCGGGAGCCTCATAATATCCAACATCGAAATCTTCTCTTGTACAGTTTTGTATTGTGTCTAGCATACCAAATTGGTCTAAGTGGTTACTGACATGTCGGCACATACTTTCATCAGTTCCGGGCCAATCCGTCTTACAGAAGTCACATAACTTAGTACATTTCCAGTGAGCCTGATTTCTAGATAGCATTCTTGGACGAGTCGTCTTCTTGATTTCCTCAAATCTATCCTTTAGCATGCCCAAAAACTTTTGTCTGTCACTTTCTTCAAAACAGATACTAAACGGGCCACCATCTCTAATGAAATATATCGACATAATTGCGTCTTCATATTGAGGGAAAAGTTTAGAAATTGCATAATGATACAACATTAACTGTGGATCTTTACATAGCTTTTCATAAGTCTTCTCCTCTCCCGTAGCCCAGTTAAGTCGGCGTCCTGTCTTCCAGTCGATAACTTCAATTACTCCATCAGATACTTCTGTTACTAAGTCAATCGTACCCTTGATAGCAAGTTGGCCTTCTGCCTTTGTTCCGTCTGGCATATCATATTCATATTTAGCCCAGTCTTCTTCGATGGCAATATCAAATTGAGGTTCAGCCGCAACAATATTACGTTTTCTTGGGTCAAAGTTGCCGTCATCATAAGTTAGGGCTTCCCATGTCGTCTTATCACAGAATTTATAGTCTGCATTAGTATAGTGATGAGAGCATGGTACAGTATAATGGTCGTAGCTACGCTTAAGGATTTCGTTTACAAATTTCTTTGTTCCGAGTCTACGCTTGGTAAACTCGACCTCTCCGATAGCGTCATCCTTAAGCAATAGCTCTTGACCGTCTTGGTGCAATTTCTTACATCCAGCCAAAACTTCCATAACCTTATGTACAATCGTTCCCAGTTGAGCTTTCTTACCTGAAGTAGTTTGATGACCTAAAACATAGGTCATAAAATATTGCATCTGGCAGTACTCAAAATTATTATAACTAGAACTTCTTATGTATGTAACTAACATGTTATTCCTTAATTTTCATGATGCCGCCAACGATCTGTGGCCCATCCTCTTGTGACTCTGCAGGTTCAGTAGCTTCGATTACACTACCGAGCCAACCCCAGCTTTCAAGCACAGACATTATTTCTACATTAGTCTCGTGCAAAGTTAAATCCTTATTATCTACAACAGCGTCATAATTTTCTATGAGTTCGCTTTCGGCTTCACTACTGTGTCCATCGTCGTCAACACCTCTGGTGAGCCGAATAACTTTTCCTCCAGCCCTTTGTACGGCATCAACCTCATTTTGGAATCTGCAATCTGAAATGACAGCGATCAAAGGTTCTTCGGTGCGTATGTTTTTGACTGTATGTTCAGTCCAAATATCGGGATGAATTTTTCTGCAAACATCTGTTCCAAAATACTGCATGAATTCTCTAGCCGTCATCTTACCCTCGTTATCGCCTTCATATCCGGGCATATCCTCCCAGCGAAACCAAGTCAACGTGTTCTTGTCTACATCTGTACCATAGCACTGAGCTCGACTAAGACCAAACAATCCACTACAAATTTCTTTAAGAGCGCCTGCAAAAGAATAGTGCTTGATGAAAGGCCAAATGTTTTCAGCCGCCCATAACCCAAAGTCTAAGTCTGTTCTAGTAACATCCAAAACACCTTTGTTTGTTTGGTCAGAACCATCAGCATCAGTAGAGATAGTATCTACTATTAGTCTTCCTTCTTCATCAATTGCAAAGTCTTTAACAATGTTGTAAGACCTCATTTGATACCCGTGTAAGAAAGAGCAAGCTGAATTTTTACCAGACTGTTTTCTGCCAGCAAACGCCAAAATTCTTGTCATCTATAAAACTCCCTGTAACTTATTAATAATTTGATCTTGTATTTGTTCGACTGTCATATCTCCCACGTCCTTCTGGTCGATTTCTGGTCGGTAGTAATTGAATCGTCTTCCGCATCTTTTTAGTATTTGCTTTGCTGCTTTTTGACCAGCCTCATCGTAGTCTGTTAGTATAACTACGTTTCTGGCTCCGCTTCTTTCTATTAGAATAAGCTGATCCTCACTTAGACTAGCGCCAAAAATGCCGACCGTATTGGTAACGCCAGCCTCATGCATTCGCCACACATCACCCTGACCTTCTACTAAAACAATAGTGCCTTTTTTCATTATATCATCTTTAGCCACATTGTACCCATACAAATACGAACTTTTCTTGAACCCTTTGCTATGCAGCCATTTTGGTTTCATGTTTTGGTAAACAGCTCTGCCTATACATGCTACATATTTATTATTTTCATCATAAATCGGAACCACAACACGGCCAGACATTGGCTTACCCCTACCCATGCACATGCCAATATCAAATTTCTCTAGGGTTTCTGGTTCATATCCTCGATCAATATAATATTTAGATGGTATGTCAAGCTTGTCAACTATTGTCTCTCTATCTACAGACTGCTCGTGTCGCACAGGCTCTCTCTGAAAAACCTCAAGTATCTTTACTACACTATAGTTTTCTACTGGCTGTTCAAATTCTATAGTTTCTGGATCTAATCCCAAGAACTTACTACAAAAATAGAATGTTTCCAACACTCCAACTTCTCGGGCTTTTCTATTTGTTAGCAAACCTCTGACAAAACCAAAAGTATTCTTTCCATAGTCTTCATGACAATTAGCAGTCCAGCAATTCCAATTACCTTTAGAGCTTACCCCGTCCGTAAATATAGAACAGCCTTCGGGATTATCGCCACCATGAATTGGACACGGGAAGGCCAACCTGTTTGGGTACTCAATGTAATCAATTTCAAAGTATTTTAGCAAGTCTTCAACTCTAGTCGAGAGCTGGTTAGACACTGCTAAGATCTGTTGATTCGTTAGTCGTTTGTTCAAAACCATCATCCTTAATTTTACTTGTTTTATGGGCTTCATTTCTTGTTTGCCCTTCTACAAGTTTACCAAATTTACCAAACATGTTCATATTTATATAGTCTCCGTCATCTAATCCGGCTCCATGACGAGCTACAATCGGTACTAGCTTTCTATTGCCATGATCTTCGCCGTCATCCGCCATCTCTTCATCTGACTTCATCTTAAATATTGTGAAGCTAGTACATAACCATATAAGCCTATCAGACCCACTAACGACATCTGTAGACTCCTTAGTAATACCATCTCTATTTAGCTGCACAAAACTCAAACAGGGCACATCATGCTTCACACAGAAGTTATGTAGTTGTGTGATCTGAAAGCCCAACACTTGAAACTCCTGCATAGAATTAGAAATACTAGCGGAGTTCATTAATTTCAAATAGTCATAAATAATAATACAATCATTTGTTCTGCCATTTTCATCAAACCCAACTTCTTGATGAATCCATTTTCTCATAATCGCAAGTATATTTTCAAAAGGCTGACCAGCAATACTAACATAATGATATGGGATATTCTGAAGCTCTTCAGCGGCTTTCTCTACTTTCTCAATGTCTAGATCATTATTAGCGAACTTGCCGCTCGCCAGCTTGTTTATTTCAACACCACTGACATTCGCAAGCATACGATTAAGATGATCTTCTTTAGACATTTCTGTATCGAGCATCAAGACTGGTATGTTTAGATTTCTGGAGACATGCATCGCTACAGCGTCACCAAACATTGACTTACCGACTTTAGGTCTTGCAGCAACAAGATCCACACACTTTCTACGGATTCCTCCGCCGATAGCCTCATCAAAACGAGGAAAGCCAGTGCTGATGCCCAACATTTCATTTTGATTCTCTTTTAAGAACTCAACATATTCGCTGACATCTTCACCAATGATCTTGGGCTTGTTGTCTGAGCCTTGATATATTTTGGATGTCGCATCTAAAATGGGAGTCTCAATCAAAGAGATGATTTCAGTGATGTCTTCATCACCATTAATTTTGTCAACCTCCAGTGAGCATTTAGCCAAAGTCTTCTTAACATCGCGAGCTATCTTCAGCTTCGCTAATTTTGCTCCGTTGACAGGAATGTTATCTTCTAAAATCGGAGTGTCAAATAAGTATCTTAAGTATCCAGCCTCTTCTTTGATTACATCATAATGATTGAGCTGGTTTGCAGCAGATAGTAGCGAAGAAAGTTCTGCCTTCTGCGTTGACTCAAGAGACTTCTTCAGGCAATCAAAGATAACTTGGTTGGTCTGATCCATAAAATACTCGGTGGTGATATATTCAACCTCAAGCATTGCGTCAATTCCATACTGACATAGACCAGCAAGCACAGCAGATTCAGCCGCTGCGTCTTCTAATTTATTTTCATTTTGTTTAATTCGTACCATAATAACCCCATATTGGCCATAGCATAAGAAAACCACATGAGTGCATGTGGGTAATCTTTTTGCTTTATACATGATCCGCATACAATTACATACATTGCAGCGGAAACAGCGATAGCTGTTATGCCTAAATTCATTTACATTCCTCTAAAGATATAGAACCCCATACAAATGGTAGCGCTTAAAAATATACCAAGTAGAAAATCTTTCCATTCTAAAGTTAATGTCTTTTTCATTATCCAAAAAATCCTTTGATCTTAGTTAGAATATCACCACCTCCAAAACCACCTTTGAAGATAACTAGGTATGCTACTATAGCACCAGCTATAATAAAAAACAACCACTTTCTCTTAGATGCGACAGCATAAATCTTCTCTTTTACTGCATTGATCTTCTCTAATCGGTAGTTTCGCTTCTGTTCAACTTTTTCTTTTCGATCCTCTTTGCGATCTTCCTTTGCTTCTCGTCTAGTTTCTCCTCTAGTCCTATCCTCTTGTGGAGTCGAGGCATCTTCAATAACTTCTTCTTTATTCGCTGCCGCTTTTCTTTCGGCAATAATTTGTTGCAACCTATTAAAAGGCATATTTATCTCCCGCTACTTCCGAAGCCGCCATCTCCACGATCACTATCGTCAAGTTTATCGACCTCTAAAAATTCAATATCTTCAACTTTTTGTATGATTAATTGAGCGATCCTATCGCCCGGATGAATGTGCGCTAGCGTATCAGATGTGTTAAGTAAACAGACTTTTATTTCACCTCTGTACCCAGAGTCGATTACACCAGCAAGAACATCAATTCCCTTTTTAACTGACAAGCCAGATCTTGGCCAAATAAGACCACAGTAACCGTCAGGAATCGCTATAGATATATCTGTAGAGATTAATCTTCTTTTATGTGGATAAACTGGCTGTGATGTATTGGAAGCATATAAGTCCCAACCAGCATCAGACTTATGAGCCTTAGTCGGTACAGTGGCTTCTTCGCTAAGCAACTTGACTTTTATCATTATCTTCTCCTCCCAACCAAACAGGCATCACACACGAACCATTCTCTTCTGTGGGACTCATGCACTTTGAAAGTTTCATTGCACTGTTGACACTTCTGGGGAAATAACTTGCTAGGATTTCTTCTCTCGGTTGGAGTGAACTCAGGAGTTTCTATATCCATATGTTCAGTCCTATCGTCAACAAACTGGTTCTCTCTTGCCCTTATATCACTTACGGGAGTTCTAGAATTTTCAAGAGACTCTCTATTTACTGCAAAGTCATCGGCAACGACTCTCTGAGGTGGTGTCTTTTCCTTTTCCACGACCTGTTTTTCTTCAGGTTGAGCAGGCGCTTGGGTTTCAACATCCACCTCTAATAGAGAGTTTGCCATGTTTATTAAATCTTCGTCATTAAGAGCGATACCTTTTCTAAGTAGCTCTTTTGCTGTGTCAATTATCGACATTAGTAACCTCTTCTCTTGCCTAAGTCTTGTAACAATGTCGCCATCCTTTTGATGTTATCGACTTTCCCAGTCAATCTGTTTAGTCTGGCTTGTGACATAATTTTTAATCTATTTAGTTCTGTTGCCATTGGATTTTCTTTAACGGCAGAATAATATCTTTCTTGCCATTTTGAATATTGGCCACCATAGTTGTGTAGTTTATCTCCAATCATAAACCAAATGCTGTCATCACAAAACTCAACAACTGTCTTCTCTTTATTATAGACACCTTGCAAGTATTCTGCATGAGCAAAAAGGATAAATGAGTAGGATAAACACTTCTCCTGACCTAAAGACCTCACTTGTTCTGAAGTCAGCGCCATTATAGACTCCACCTCTTCATTCTGTTTAGATAGGTCTGCATTCCTGTCTTCAATCCAATCATCTACCTTTGAAAGGAATTCTGTTACTTTTTGTTCGTTAGTCAAATTTAGTTCTCCATTCATCCTCAGACTCATTATAATTTAACTCAATGAGTGTCATATCATTCAAGTCGCACCAAGCTCTTTTATCTTTGTCTCTAGCTTGAGCCTTGAAAAACGCCATCTTATCTTTATGAAAAAATGAATTGAATTTAAAGTGCTGTTCTCCATGCACTTCTACAATTAGACTTCTATTTGGAACATAAAGGTCTGCGTACAATAGAGATCTCCTAGAACCCGTCTTGGTTCCGGGAAGTGTAACCTCTTCTAATATTCTATCATATGGAAATATCTCTTTCAACAGTAATCTAGCTTTTTTATGTAAAGAAGACCTGTTTTTTTCACTTACTGAAGCTTGGCTTCTAGAGGGATTCCATTTCCAAATTTTACCATCAAGACCAGACACATCCATTAAAGCATTCCCTTGATTTCTTTTTCTAATATATTAAACACTTCTTCATTGGCCAGTAGAAAATTATACAGTCTCTCTTGACCTTGAAATTTAACAGCCTTCAAAACTGCCTCAGTGTCTTCTATGTTTGTTTCAGGTTTTATCTTCTTTACAACATCTGTAAAAGCAGCCATAAACTCACATGTGAACCAAGCTCCAGCCTTACCAATAAGACCTAAATCCAAACCAAGCATAATAAGCTCTTGAATCTTATCTACGCCGTGTCCATATTTGATCCAGCTTTGACATTCGGTTCCGGGCGATCCCATAGATGAACAAACAACTTTCCAGTTCACAGCTTGGCCAACCTGACGATCACTTTGAACCCAAGGGGTAATAGATTTTACTTCCATTCTTGTGTCGGCTTGGTATTGAATTTTTCTACCGCAGTCTGGCATCCTTGATGCTCCGTAGCCTGAAGTATTAGCAATAAAGTGTGTGATGATAATCAGAGTTGCTTTTTGATTTGGTACAATCTGACCCATTTTTTTGCAGAAAACAGATAAGACTTTTGGTAGTCCTGCCCGTCCGGGAGTCATATCCCCATCTAATTCTTTTGCTGGCATGAGAGCAGATGTCGAGTCGATGATACAAACACAACCCTCATTTTCTTTTGCACTAACCAATTTAACAGCAATATCTAAAAAGGTTTCTGCGCTCAAAGGTTCATCTTCAGAATGAATGATTTGCATTTTCTCTTTGTCTAAGCCATCCACACCAAGTAGATTCATTTCTTTCAGTCTACCTTCAGCGTCAAGATAGATGATTGGACGGCCTTCTTTCTGGCAGTTAGCGGCGATTTGTAATGCTGTTGTTGTCTTGCCGCACTTAGGATCTCCAGTTAGTATTACCCAAGAGCCTTCTTTAATCCCTCCACTTAATGCTAAATCAATAGCCGGACTAACAGTGACAACCTTATAGTCTTTTCTGCGCTCTAGGATTTGGTTACCAGTCGAAATTACATTACCGTATTTCTTTATGATCTCTTTTACAAACGCCGGATCAGTCTTTTTTGTCTTTGCCATTTGAGTTCCTCAACTTAGAAAAAAGAGATTTGTTGCCAAAGCTCTTCATAGGTTTTACATTTATGTTATCTTCTTCTACTTCAATAATATCACGCTGCTTGGGTTTTGGCCTTGAGTCTAAAAGCTTTTTATGGTTTTTAACTTCATCTTTTACCCACTTAGGAAGTGCAGAGTATACTCGCTTATTTTTATTTATGATGTAGTCATAGACAGCATCCTCGCCAAATTCGGAAATCATTTTATAGACCTCTTGAACTTGACGCTGATACTGTTTCTTGCGAGTTTTATTCCAGAACTTATAAGACAAAGAGCCTTCATTTTCTCTCTCTGCCTTACGTTGAACCAATATTTCAGCGATGTATTGGCCTATGGTGCAATAATCACCCGTTGAGGGTGACTTGAACCTGCTCGTTTTGCTTCTTTGTTTCGTCATTTTTCCAAATCATCCAAGAAAGATTTTCCTGAGTCATCATTCTTTTCTGAGTAAATTCCATAAATTCGCACTCTGGCCAACTATATTTCTTTACTTCTACCTCAAGATTATCATTTAATAAACCAAATGTCATGTGCTGGTAAGACGGGCCGTCTCCAGTCACCATATCAATATCTTTTGAGAAACCTCTAGCAATGAAAAAACCATCAAGGCCATTCTCATTCTCAAAAACAACTTCTTCAGGTGCGCCTATTACAATTACTTGCGCCTTTGCAACACACCTACCGTTTTCTTCACAAAACCTTTGTAATCTAAGCCACGGACTTTCCTGCACTCCCGGACGCTCATAGTCGCCCCATACGATAGTACCATCATCCAATGTACATTTCCAAGTCATAGAAATGTCTTCCATAATTAGCTTACGGATATGCTCATCTCGAACAGTACAAATCATATTAGTCTCCTTTAATTTTGTGGATCGAACCTCTGTGTCGAGGTGCTATGTTAACTTTTTCTGCCAGTCTGTCTGGCTTACTGATATCTCCAGCTGCCGATGCTTGTTCTGTCATTGTTACAGCGCCGTAGCGATCATTTCTTGCCATGAGTTCGCCAGCCTTTGGAAGTGCTGGTTCTTCATCACTATCATCTTTCTTTGTACCTGTAATAGCAGCGGAAACTGCTGGCTCTTTCTTGTTAGAGTCATCCAGCGCCTGTTGCTCAGTTAGCTTTGCTAGATGTTTACTAACAGACTTTTCGGATCTGTCAAGCTCTTCTGCAATTTCATCAGCAGCTAATCCTTGATTGTCCTCGATATACTGTTTTTCGCTTTTAGAAAGCGGGCCCTTTTTAGTCATTTTAATCCTCCATTAAAGATCTTCTTGCGCGAGTCAAAAAGATTCTATCTCTCTTTGTTAAATATTCTAAATAGTAAGCATACACATCTTCTTTAACTTTTCTAAAGTCAAAGTATGGTCTATTGTGCATATTCTTGTCTGCTCCATAAGGATCAAACAAATCGCCTCGACCATATTTAATATAGTAGGTGTTGAATTCACCATTTTCTACAATCTTGACGAAGGCATCTCGTTCTTTAACTTCACTTCCTTTGGCTCCGATAAATGTAGTTACTTTTTCGGGAACTTTAGGCAAGTTTAAATGTGAGATATCTTCTCTTTCTCCTCTAGCCATCTAATTTCTCCAGTAGCTCTTTAATTTTTTTAATACAGTCGGCCCTGTCAAAGCCATTAATACACATCTTAGCGTGTCTTCCAAGATCATATCTAGAAAGCTCTTCCTCGCTTGCTGGGATTGGATCTAGGTCGCCATTTTTCAAAACTTCGTGAACTGCTATTCCGATATGAATAATTGCTTTGTGCGGTAAATTAGCTCTATCAGTCATCACTCGCCCTTTTCTATAAACTTCATTTTTTGTGCAGTTGACATCTTATTTATTTTGTTTCTTCGTTGATTGACTTCTCGGTCTTTTTTGACCTTGTCCATGTTGTCAGCCTGCATCTTGTCTTGCAGTTCATAATTACCTAATTTTTGGGTATTTCTGTCGGCTAGATGTTTAATAGTGGTAGGCTCCCCTTTTACTGAGATGTGGGGAGCATTTAAGATAACTCTTCTAAACTTGTGCTTCTTGCATTCTGGACACCTAACAAGAGGTTTCTCTGAAAACTTCTGAAAAACTTCTTTGTGGTGCCCGCACTCGCTGCACTCGTAATCGTAAGTTGGCATTTAAAACTCCTATAAATAGTCTATCAATATTATAGATCTACTTATCAAGTTTGACATCCACTTTTTGGAAATTTTCAGCAAATTCTTGGAGAGTGCTTATAGTTATTTCTCTGGCTACTTTTTTTGCGGTCTTAGTAGCGTAAGCTTCAACCTCTATTGGGAGCTCAGCAGAAACAGCCTGAAAAAATGTCTCAAGCTTCATAGATGTGTCGTTCTGTACTGCCTGATTGTAGAAAACACCCTCTTCTAAGATGCTAAGTCTTTGGTTTATTTGCGCATTATTGTACTCAGATCTAACACCTATTATTAGAATAGTCGCCAAAAAGATCCCTCTAAAAATATTTGACTGGTTCATTTTCATCTTCTTCTTTGTTTAGTGTCATTAGAATTTTGGACACAATACCGCTACGCACAATATCGCTATAATCCAGTTTACAAACACCAACACCAGAAACCTCAACGAGTTTATCCATGCATGTCTTAAGACCGCCTTGATGTTTGCCTAAGTCGGACTGTCTTAGGTCTCCATTTATCACAGCTTTGGAATCCTTCCCAATTCTAGTAATAAACATTTTGATTTGTTCAAACGTAGCGTTTTGCGCTTCGTCTAAGATCATAAAACAATTATGAAAGTTTCGCCCTCTCATATATTCCAAAGGACATAACTCAATAATATTTCTATTTCTGTAAGTCTCAACACTATTCTTTGTTAAGTACTGATTCATCTCTTCTAATATAGGTATTAGGTATGGATTTATTTTTTCAACCAGTGTTCCCGGAAGATGTCCCAAACCCCTGCCAGATTCAACCACTGGTCTTGTAATAATAATCTTGTCTACTTTCTTTTCAATTAAATATTCACAAGCCATTCCCACAGAAACACTTGTTTTACCAGATCCAGCAGGCCCAGAACAAAAAGTGACATCAGACTTGTTTATACTCTGCATGTATGTTTCTTGGTTGCGTGTTTTAGGCCGTAGTATCTTTCTTCTTTGTCTTGTTGTTTTTGGTTTTTTTGCTTGTCTTGCCATTAATTGTTCTCTACTGTTATAGTTTTAATTTCTGAATCTTGACACATTGGACACATCGGCTGTGAGCCGGGTTTGTGTATGCCTAATTGGTGGTGAGTCATAAGTATTGCTTGCATTATCTGTGAATCTCTGAGTCTTGCGTGTAAAGGTAATTCTCTCAGGTCTTCTTCTATAGGAATCTTAACCTCTATTATATTGCTCTTATTCATTATATGTCTATACATATAGAAAGAGCCCGCTAAATTCAACAAAGATAGAGAAAAAAGCACGTAAACTGCGTTTTTGTAGAATTTCATTATATTAACTAAACAGTTCGGTTATAACCTTACCGGAGTTAGCGATCTTCATAGGTCTACCACTGTTGCTAGTAAACGTAGTCCCCAGAGAAATACCTAGTGCTTTGCATACGGAAGCCATAACATCCTGAGATGTATATGGTTCAGTTTCTACACGAGTACCATCTGAGTTTGTTTCGCCAATGGCTATGCCACCATTCATTCCAGCTCCACCAACAACAACGCTCCAGCTTCGTGCCCAATGGTCACGGCCAGCATTACCATTGATACGAGGAGTCCTACTGAACTCACCCATCCAAATAATCGCTGTATCTTGTAATAACCCACGCTGCTCTAAGTCTTCATACAGCGCGCTCATGCCTTGATCTAACATGGGCAGTTTCGTGTCTCTTAGTGTAGGGAAAATGTTCTGATGATTATCCCATCCACCTAAATTAACTTCGATAAATGGTACTCCTGCTTCGACTAAACGCCGTGCCATTAAGCATCCTTTTCCAAAGTTATTATCTCCATATCTTTCTTTTATATTGTCAGGCTCACTAGCCACTTTAAGTGCATCCATTTGGGAGCTTGTTAGAACATTAAACGTCTCTTTAAGGATCGCCTGATGTTCTTTTGCTAATGACCCTCTTCTCTGGTTTATAAAGTTATTCTCAATTGCATCTAAAGCGTAAGCTCTTTGGTAAAATCTTTCATCTACTTTCATGTCTAGATTTCTAATTCTACCATCGCTATTTACCATGAACGGATTGTATTTAGCTCCCAGAAAACCTGCACCCATACTTCCTCCTCCCACCGAGATGAACTGGGGGATTGCCAAATCATTCCGTCTTAATTGATGGGATAGGACAGATCCATAGCTAGGGTGGTCAATGGTGGGATTAGGCACATAGCCAGTATGCATATAATAACGCCCGCGCATATGGTCAGCTTCACGAGTACTCATGCTACGAATGATCGCAGCGTTGTGCATTTGTTTAGCCATAAGTGGCATATGCTCAGTGATTTGAACGTCACCACTAGTAGCTATAGGTCGAAATGCGCCGCCTGTTGGAGCGCCGGGTTTAAGATCCCAGATATCCATTGTGGAAGGCCCGCCACCCATCCATAATAAGATCGCTGACTTTCCATTCTTTTTTAATTGGTCTTCATTTGCTTTTACTGTTTCCGCTAATGACAAAGCGCTCATTACAGATGTCAGAAATGTACGTCTTTTCATAATTTTATCCTTAGATTGTTATTATTAATTGAGCAGCTTTCGATTCTCCGAGTCTTCCGAACGCAGCAGTCCGACCGCCGCTGGCAGCTATTGAATTACAATAAATTACAATAGTTATATCATTTCCTGTAGACCATCCAGACCTATCTACAATTTCTTGTATAACAGTTTTAATATCAGGTGATGTATCTGGAGCGGCTACAGTTATAGCGGAATATGTAATTTGTGCCGTAGTATAGCCTGTTTTACTGCCATTAGCGCCAGAACTAGGTTGTGAAGCATCGTCTGTATCTATCGCTGCGATTAACAGGTCTCCTCCTGATCCACTCACATGGGTAACATATGGTTTTAAAATAGCACTTGAAACCGTAGCGCCTTGATCTATTGCAACATTTTGAAAACGAAAATACCCAGCGGCCCAATTATGGGTTATTTCTTCATCATCATAGTTAGCTCCAATAGTGTAAAGGGCATTCCGATTAATCCCGTTAAATGAACTGGGACAGGGCATGGGATCACTGAAAATGCTAACATTGTTTCTGAAAAATCGCCCGTTGTCGTTGTCTGCGCTAATTGTATAGGTCGTAGACCCTCCACCGCCGCCTCCGCCGCCTCCACCATCACCGTAACCGCCTCTGCCTGCGCCTAATAGTAATAAGTCACTCATAATATCATCTCCGTATTTTGTTTACCATCTAAATTGAAAAAAGAAGCCGTGAAATGGGCCCGGATAGACCGGCATTGGTTGAGGTTGAATAATCACAGGTGGATAATAAGAAGGAACTCTGTAATATCTAAAATGTGGATTAACAGGCCTGTAATAATTGTAGTAATTATAAAAACCAAAACTGTGTCTAGTCTCAACTTTTGGTCGCTGAGTCTGAGGTTGAGGCTGTGGTTTCTGCCACTCTTGTTTTCCAAAACCTTGTGGTCGCTGAATTGGCACACCAAAACCCTTTGGTAGAGGTTTTGCATCCTGTGCCGGTTTTGCTGCGTTTGGGGCTTGTGGTCTTTGTGGTCTTTGTGGTGCTGGCCTAGTAAATTTCGGGTTAGGTTGCACTCTTGGTGCTTGAATTACTTTGCGCGTTGGTTGTTCTGCAGATACAGATAATGGCACAAATAATAAGCATAATAGTGATGCTAAATATTTCATTATATTAACTCCTTTAATGGCTCTCTGTGATCTAGAAGATATTGAGGTCTTCCAGTATTGTCTAATAAGGTTGTGGACATAGTGTCAATTCCTAAAGCTCTATACATTGTAGCACATATCTCTTGAATATGCACTGGTCTAGATTCAGGGATTTCACCAAGTCTATTTGTTTCTCCAATAGTTTGTCCGTGATTAAATCCTCCTCCTGCGAGTAAAGCACAAGAGACTTGAGGCCAGTGATCACGACCACCCTTTGGGTTAATCTTAGGCGTTCTGCCAAACTCTCCCCACACTACAACAAGTGTGTCATCAAGCATGCCACGTTGGTCAAGGTCTCGAACAAGTGCTGACACGCACTGGTCAAGTTTTGCACCATGATCTCTAACCAAGTCGAAGTTAGAACCATGACTATCCCAGCGACCATAAGAAAGAGTAACAGAACGAGCTCCAGCTTCAACAAGCCTTCGCGCCATGAGAACATGTTCATTAACAGTCGGTGCTCCATCATATTGGAATTTAAAGGGTTTACCGTCTCCATACATTTCTCTAATCTTTGGGTCTTCCTTTGACAAATCCAAAGCATCTACCAAAGAACTTGATGTCAAAACACCAAAAGCTTCTTCGGTGAAAGTGTCTACGTTAACAGCTTTGTCTATAGTTCTATTTAGTTCTGCAAATCCTGTTAACAAATCTTTACGATTCTTGAATCTCTCGACCTCCATATTGAGTTTGAGATCCTTCATCATCTCACCATTTGGTTTAAATGGCTTGTGTGTATCTCCTAAGTAGCCAGCTCCACCGGCTTCTGACCAAGGGTTGTGTGTTGTAGGTTCTGCCAATCCTACCGCAACTGGTACGGCAGGATCAACAGACCCCAAAATTTTAGAAGCGCACGCTCCGATAGCGGGGTAGTTGACACCTGATACCATATCTTTCCGGCTCCATCCGGTAACACATTGATATCCATCATGAGCGCCATCTGAACCCACAAGGGAACGAACCGCAGTAAACTTATCAAACATAGAGGCAATTTGAGGAAAACACTCACCGATGTATACTCCCGCCACATTGGTCGAGATCGGTTTAAATGGGCCACGGATTTCCGATGGTGCTTCAGTTTTTATATCCCACATGTCTTGGTGCGGTGGGCCACCGCCAAGAAATATATTGATAACAGCCTTATGAGACGTTCCACTTTCCTCTTGGGCACGCAACACTTGTGGCATAGAAAGAATACCGAGACCACCTACGGACAAAAAACTTCTACGTGATAAATTAAGCATAATACACCTCTAATTTTTAGCTAATGCATTTGGGGCATTTACATACCTCCACCTTACAAATGCAACTGGTTTCTGGACATGGACATTCATCTACACATATTTCACAAATCATTGGTTGGTCGCTATTAAACATCTCCTTTATCTCCTCTTTGTTAATTAAGCATAACGCCGCAACTATAATAATTGCTACAAGCGGAAGTTTGATCTTCATAATACGATCACCCCCTCTCTCTAAATAATAAGGTCTTGTCGAACTGTACCACCGTCCACAATTTCTATAGGACGATCTCCCGGAGCCATAAGCTCCTTATCGGAAACGATTCCGATTCTATTGTATATTGTTGCTGCCCAATCTTCTACTGTCATTGGGTTATCTTCTGGTTCGCTTGCAGTAGCATTAGAGCTACCGTAAACCATGCCGTTTTTAATACCGCCTCCAGCCATAACTACACTGAAAACCTTTGGCCAGTGGTCACGCCCAGCAGTAGCATTAATCTTTGGTGTGCGTCCAAACTCGGAAGCCAAGCAAACCAATGTGGAATCTAACATACCTCTATCACTAAGATCTTCAATAAGAGCCGCAAGCCCTTGATCTAGTGCAGGTACTTGTCCACGAATACCATTTTCTATATTATTGTGCATGTCCCATCCGCCATAAGTGAGCGTGACAAAACGTGTTCCAGCTTCTACTAAACGTCGAGCTAAAAGCATGCGGGCTCCAGCAGTATTTCTACCATACTTATCTCGCATTGCATCGCTTTCTTTGTTGATGTCAAAAGCATCTCTAGCTTTTTCACTGCTAATTAGACTATACGCTCTGTCATAGAAACTGTCTACGGCATCTAAAGAGTCTGATTTTTCTTTAGTGGCAAAGTAATCATTGACTGCGGAAAGCATTTTTCTTCTACTACCAAATCTACCATCATTGACTCCGTTAGGTAGTTTTAAATCTCGAACTTGAAATCCATCGCTTGCTGGATCAGCGCCTAGACTAAAGCCTGAAAACGAACTACTTAGATATCCAGTACCTGCATATTCATTAGGCTGGTTTGGGATGCAGACATATGGAGGAAGATTTTGGCGAGGCCCAAACTCGTGCGACACAACTGAACCCATTGATGGGTATTGAAGGGCTGGGCTAGGTCTATAGCCAGTAAACATATTATGTGTGCCTCGTTCATGAGCTGCTTCTCCATGAGTCATACTGCGAATAATAGTCATCTTATCTGTGACTTTAGCTGTTTTAGCCATCATCTCATTAAGTCTAGTTCCGGGAACTACGGTTTCAATACTAGACATTGGCCCTCTATACTCAAGTGGAGCAAAGGGTTTAGGATCAAATGTCTCTTGATGTGCTGAACCTCCCGGCAAATAGATATAAATAACAGACTTTGCTGGGCCTTCAATGCTTTCATAAAATTTCTGGTCAGCGCGAGCCTCCTGCATACGGAAATAATCCGACAGAGTGAGACCCAAACCTCCCAAAAAACCAACATGCAGAAAAGATCTGCGATTACCTTTACAATTCATAAAATTTCCTTTACCACATTCTGCAAGACCAGTACCGAGCTTTCCATTTTGGGCCCGGAGCTGTATCACATTTGTGTCTTGCTCTAAAACTTTTTCTTCTTTTTGGATTATCTCTTTTGATCTCCATATTTGGATCGCCAAATCGTACAATGACAACCTTACCAGATCCATTCTTAGTATATACCGCAAATTTCTTTGGCCCATCTGGAGTTCTAAATGGTTTGTTTAAAGTAACTTTTCTACCTTGATATTCTGCCGCTTTAGATTTTCTAGGATGACCCTTTGGCAATAGATCATTATCTTGCTTATATCCAGAATTAGATGGCTTGCCAGTTCTAAGCAATGTCAGGAAAGCATTTACTCTAGCAATAGCCCAACCATGACGACTCATCTTTGGTGCATGACTTGTAGAATAAGCACCAGCACCTCTTCTGTATACAGCTTTTAACATTCCAAGACTAGCCTTTGAACCTTTGCCTTTAGCATTATGTTCTTTGACTTTATTTGATAGCTGCTTTGTTACTTCTTTACTAAAAGTAATCTTGCCGCTAGGATTCTTGGCACTATCAGGCTTATTCTTTTTAGACCCTTTCTTCTGATCCTTTTTGGGTGCAGGAGTCCTGCGAGGATCTTTTGAACTCGGCTTATCAGACTTAGACTTGTTCTCTGGGTTGCCGTAAGATTGAGCTTTTTTAAGTTCATCTTGACTTGGTCTACCTTGCTTCTCAGTGCGAGCAGGTTTATAATTCTTACCCTCTCTTTGTTTTTTCTTTCTAATGTTTTCCCAAAGTCCGGGTTTAGCCTCTGAGACATCCCATTCTTCGGTTTCTTCACCAAAGTCTACATATTCTGCTTCAGTAGGAATGTAAATGTTTTCCTCTGTCACATCTTCTGTGTATCCAGTTTCATTTAAATATTCATTAAAAGCATTTGTATAATTTTGTTTCTTCATTATAATATTACCTTTGCATCGCCTTCCAGTAAATACCTTGGTCTTCCGCCGTTATCCACACGCTGAATACCTTTTTCTATTCCAAAATGATCAAATAATGTTGCCTGTAAATCTAGTGGGCCAACAGGGTTTTCTATTGGACTATATGATCTATCTGAATCGCCAATAGTTCTTCCTGACTCGTAATCTCCACCAAACATAAACATTGGTGTAATTGATGGCCAGTGGTCACGACCAGCATTGGCATTGATTTTAGTTCTACCAAACTCACCAGTTACCACTAGTAATACTTTATCACCCAAACCCTTGTCGGACACATCTTGCATAAAACCACCAAGAGCCTTATCAAGAGGAGGGACTTTACCTTTTAAGGCATTAGAAATATTAGAGTGCATATCCCAGCCACCGTAATGTAAAGTTATAAACTTTGTTCCATGTTCTATCAACCTTCGAGCTAATAGCAACTGTTCTCCAATGTCGTTGGCCTTTTCCGAGCCGTATAAAGTTTTTGTTTGTTCCGTTTCTTTGTCTGTAGAAAAAGCGTCTTTGGCTGAGCCGAGAATCACATCATACGCCTGACCCTTATAAAAGTCCACAGAATCTGCGCTTCGTCCAGCAACTCTGGCTGCATCTAGTCCTCTGAGTAATTCTTTTCGTGTTGAGAATCTGTCGAGTTCAACTCTTGGTGTGAGATTGTCTTTATTGGACGGATCAAATGGTTTAAATGCTCCACCCAACCAAGCACCTTCATCACCTTCGATTTTACCTTGTTTAACATATGTTGGTACTCCATTTTGAGGATGATTAGCCCCGTAAACGGCAGAGATTATAGAGCCAAATGATGGGTACTTTGCTGTAGATGTAGTTGTTCTTTCTGGATTGTAGTGTCCAGTCATCATAAAGTGAGTACCTTGGCGATGAGAAGAATCCCTATGGCTAAATGAATTAATTACATTCATCTTGCTAGTATGTTTAGCTAACTCAGTCCAGTCAGCTCCTAGCGTAATATTAGTTTTGGCATCATGAATCGCACCATTAATTGGTTGCCATTCAGTTGGAACCGTATCATTAGGAGCATGAAATGTTTCAAATTGAGTTGGCCCACCTCCGAGCCAAACCCAAACAACGGCTTTATCCTCGTGCGACAGAGCGTCCTGAGCAAAAGCATAATCAGATAACCCTACAGCGCTAAGTCCAGCACCAATACTTCCTATTCTCAAAAAGTTTCTGCGATTGAAAATAAAGTCTAACATTTTGGTCTCCCTAATAAATTGTTGATTGTGATTTTGTGACTATTGTTGCGTTTGTGTAAGGCATATAGTCATTGCTGTCGTTTGTATAAGAGAAAGACGCTTCTACGTTGCCTCCTCCAGTATCTCCCCCTGAGAATCCAACGCCTGTCAAGTAATTCTTTGACCCTAGATCAAAAATTATATTATCAAATTTGAGAACTATCTGCCTATCAGGTGTTGGAAATGTGCCCATAAAGTTAGTATCTTTTATTAGTATATCTTGCGCTATTGATTTTCTAGCTACACAATTGATTTCGCAAGTAACTTCAACAGGTGTTTCTATGTATTTATATTTGTTTTGTTCGGATGGGTTGTTGCCCTGATTCGAACCTCTCCAAAAACCAGTATCGGCAAGCTCAGAGTAACTGACTGAAAGATTAATGGCTACTGACTGTAGAACTCTAACTTTTTTGCCACTAGCCTCTGTTGTTAATATAGAGGCATCAACTTCAGTTGGAAATATACTATTCTGTGTATCGAAGTTGCGCCTTTTCATTAGACCACCTGAATCTCCAGCAGCAGGAACACTTCCGGCAGATTGTTTAGTTAGATTATTACAAACAAAGGTAATACTTTCAGTGAATACTCCATCAACAGAAAAATTATAAGATATTTCAGTGACTAAACAGTATTCAAACTTTACCGAATCAATAGAACCACTTACAGTTCGGTCGTCAGAATAAGTCAAACCTACTTCATATTCTTTCAATCCACTCCATCCAGCTATTCCTAGATTACTATTTTTGAGTAGATAAGAGTCTTCGTAGCTGCCTGTGCCTGTCGTATAGAAAGGAGTATCGCCAGATCTAAGATGTCTTTCTATGGTTATTGTTACTTCAGGCTTATTGTATCTGTCACCAAAAACCTGAGATCTACCAGCATCATATATGGATTCAGCATCAGCGCTATAATCAACGCCAACGCTTTGGACATTTTGTAAATACGTACCGTCGATAAATACCGCCTGACACGCATAAAAAACCCTATTACCCATACTTGAATACCTTTATTAAAAATCGTCAACTAAATTTCCTACAGAATATTCAGTGACTCTGGTCTCGAAAAAGTTTTTGCATTTTTCTAAGTCGATTATTTCACTCATCCAAGGAAAAGGATTTTGAGCATTTCCATAAGGAGATGGCAATCCTAAGTTAGTAAGTCTTCTATCGGCAATGAATTGAACATAATCAATAAACATGTCAGCATTAAGACCCAAAATACCATTAGGAAGAACATCTCTAGCATATGCTAGCTCAAGTTCCATCGCTGTGTCAATATGCTCGATGGTTTCTTTTTCCATTGCTTTTGTCCAAATCTTTGGATTGTCTTCTCTTAATCTATTAATTAGAGTAGTCCCAAAGTTAATATGGATACTTTCATCTCTCAAAGTGTATTGTATTTGTTCACCAATTCCCGGCAATTTGTTTTGTCTATTAAATGATAATAGCATAGCAAATCCAGAGAAGAAGAAAATCCCTTCGCAGATAATATAATAAGTTATGATGTTGCGAAGAAACTCTCTTTTTCCTTCCAGTGTGTTTATATTAAAGTCGGGACGATTAATATCACTAGTGATGTTCATAAGAAATTCATCTTTGGCTTTGATACTTGGAATTGAGCTGTAAGCCTGATACACTTCATCAATATCCAAATTTAAAGAGTCACAGACATAAACTACTGTTAGGTTGTGTAGGCTTTCTTCGTATGCTTGGCGTAGAATATACTGGCGACATTCTGGGTCTGTTACAAACTTAAACACACTCAATAGCAGATTATTCGCTACGAGGGACTCTGATCCAGCAAAAAAGCCTAAGCATCGTTTTACAACAAGTCTCTCATCTTCGGATAATGATTTTGATTTCCATTGCTCAATATCCTTTGCCATAGACACCTCTGTTGGCATCCAATTATTAGCCGCGCCATCTATAAATAAATCCCATGCCCACTTGTTAGTATGCGGTAGAATCTGGTTCACACTAGCCACTTTATCTGATATAATTTCTTTACTTTTTTTCATTCTTATTCAATCTTTCAATTATCTGTTGCAATAGGTCTTTGACTTCTTCTGCTTCTTGCGGGCTAAGTTCTAATTTATACTTTAGTGGTGATGTTGCAGTTTGTCTAAATTCTATGAATCTCATTGACAACTCTCACATCCGGGATCTAAAACAGAACATGCCTTAATTTCTTCTACTTCTGGCTCTTCGGCTGATTTAAAACTGACAGTTGATTTCTCTACGCGAGTTGCGGCTTTGCCCCTCAAGTAGTATGTAGTTTTTAATCCGTTTTCCCAAGCGCAAAAATATAAGTCATTCAAAAATTTAAGGCTGTCATGTTTGTTGTAAAGGTTTAGTGACTGTCCCATGTCAATCCACTTCTGCCTTTCAGCCGCAGCCTTAATTAAAATCTCTGGTTCAATATCAAAAGCCGTCATAAACTCTCTCTGAATGTCCTCATCCAGATCAACCGCCATAACATCTCCATCAGCAGTCTTGAGAGCATCTACAAGCTCTTGACACCAAATACCTTTCTTCTTAGCCATCGCAACAAAATGTTCGTTGACCATTGTAAACTCACCACTTAGTGTTGAATAAACATAAAGAATTGAGTAATCTGGTTCAATAGACTGCGAACAACCTTGAATATATGAAATAGTTGCGGTAGGAGCAATCGCCATGACGTTGCTATTGCGGATGCCATGCCTTCTTACTAATTCCCTAACCTCATCCCATTCATCTTCAAAACTCTCGAAGTCCTCTCTTTTATACACATTTTCTGGCTTGTGACTATACCTCTGATTCATCAATTCACAGTAAGTATCTATCGGAAATTTATCTTGACTCCACAGAGAACCCTCAAAAGAGGGGTATGAGCCTTTTTCTTTAGCTAATAATGCTGAAGTTTTAATAGCATGTAAAGAGATAAACTCTTGTATTTTGCCACATAACACTACCGCATCTTGAGAATTGTAAGGTATTCCTAACTTATGTAGCACGTCATGAGTTCCCATGATACCTAACCCTACAGGTCTATGCTTCAGGTTTGCCTTCTTTGCTTCTTTGGTTGGATAAAAGTTCAAATTTATCACATTGTCCAATCCTCTTACAGCAACCTCTATAGTTTTCTGCAACTTTTTCCAGTCTATGGTGCGAACTTTAAGATGAGAAGATAAATTAATGCTCGCCAAATTACATACAGCAGTTTCACCAACCTCTATAATTTCACCTTCATCATACTCAGTAGGCTTTGTATGTAGTAAAATTTCGGTACATAAGTTAGATGAGTGTACTACCCCTTCGTGTTTATTAGAATATCTTATATTAGATGGGTCTTTGAATGTAATCCAAGGATGTCCAGTCTCATATAAGGCAGTGAGAATCTTTTTCCACAAGTCTTTAGAATTAATGGTTCTATAGTTCTTTAATTCTCCACTGTCTGCCGCCTTCTTGTATTTCTTATACATCTTAGTAAATTCTTTACCATATGTATCATGTAATTCTGGACATTCAGAGGGGTCAAATAAGTACCAATCTTGATTCTTTGAAATAGCCGCCATAAAATCGTCTGGAATCCATAGTGCTGTGTTCATATCATGACATCTACGACGATCATCACCAGTATTTTTTCTAAGATCTAAGAAGTCTTCAATGTCTAGATGCCAAGGTTCGATATATGCACATCCAGCGCCTTTCCTCTTGCCACCCTGATTGACTGCAACAAGCAAGTCATTAAATATCTTAAGCCAAGGTACAAGACCCGTAGACTTCCCGTTAGTACCCTTTATGTAGCCGCCTGTGGCTCTTACACCAGACCAGTCCACTCCAAGACCTCCCGCATATTTGGATAGTCTAGACTGCCCATGAAGAGTCCCAAAGATACCATCGAGAGAATCACCAACAGTGCTTAAATAGCAGGAAGAAAGCTGAGACCTGCGAGTCCCGCTATTAAATAGTGTAGGGGTTGATGGAGAGTATCTGAACTCTGACATCATATTGTATATTTCAAGAGCCTTATCTTCTTTATTTTCTTCTGTTAGACATAAGCCCATAGCCACACGCATGTAGAAAGCTTGCGGAGTTTCCATTCTTTGTTCATTTAGATGTATGAAGTATCTATCATACAGTGTCTGAATCCCTAAATACTTGAATAATTTATCTCTAGAGGGAACCATTTTATCGGCTAAGTATTCTAGATCGTAACTTAGAAGTCTGTCACTTAGCCGTTCTTCCTTTACTAGCTTTTTAATATTTTTCACAAAAGCTTTTTTATACTGCTCTTCAAAACTTTCACTGCCGACATCCTCTCCAAACACTTCTTTGTAAAGATTGTTTAGTAACATTCTCGCTGCTACATAAGCATAGTTTGGCTCTTTTTCTATCTTAGAACGAGCCGACAGAATCAATGCTTTATTTATTTCAGAAGTTGGTATTTTATTGTATAGCTGTAGGCTTGCATCTAAAACAACTTCACTAACAGAAACATCCTCCAATTCACCACAAGCCCTTTCGACACACTCATTAATCTTATCTAAACAAACATTTTCCAGCCTACCATTTCTTTTTTTGATCTTAATATCTTGGCTCATGAGTCTCACTGTATCAAAAGGTTAGTGTAAGTATATAAAAAAACGACACTTATAACATACAGGGGTAGGAACTTGTCTACTCGAAGTGTATCCCTGTGCCTTTCGGCTTGTCGGGGTAAGTGTCGTTTAGCCTGTTTTTAAAACTGGGCTTTTTATTCCCCAACGACTGTTAAATTATAAGGTTCGTTGGGCGGATTTGCAAGACCTATTTGTGGTTAGCCACCAAAAATTGATCTTTTTTCCTCACCGTCTCCATCTTCTGGGGTCGGTTCTGGAGTCGGAGCAGGAGCTGGTGCAGGATCATCCTCAACACCGGCTTGAGCCGCCAATTCAGTAAACACTGCAATGAGATCAGATCTCTCTTCAGTGCCAGCTTTTACTTTCTGTAACATGTCTTTGATTACAGCATCATCCATCATAAAATCTCCTATTTACAATTATGTATAGTTTGTATTATCTTTTCAGTAACAGACAACTGTGTCTGGTGAATAGATTCTTCTAACTTGTCCATCTTATTATCAATCTTAGTCTCTAATCCGTCAACCTTATTTTCCAAAGAATCTAATCTTCTTGTTATAGAATCATTGACTTTTTCTTCTAACATTGCTAATTTACCCCCATGCTTGACTATAGTTCTAAGAACCCAAGCAATAAGAGGTAATGCGACCATACCAAAAACCTGTGCAATTTCTTTCACTAATTCCCATGTATTTTCCATAGTCATCACCTCTAGTAAAAAAACAAGGGGAGAGAAAGCCTCTCCCCTCATTAAACCTTAAGTTAAGATTACATACCAGTAATTGGTTTGTAATCGAAGAAGTCACCACCGCTTCCAACGGAAAGGGTAACGAAGTCAACTTTCATAACCAATTCACCCGGAATCGCGCGGGTTGGGTTTGCGGCACTGTCGATAAAGTAACCGACTGCACCACCAACTGGATTAACCATACCACTAGCATTAGCGCCACCAGCATTAGTCTTACTACTCAAACTATCTGGAGAAGCCGCAGCTGTTCCAGCAGAGTTGAGCCAGTTAATTCTCATGTTGGTAATCTTAGCACCACTGTCTAAGGTGTGAGTCCAACTCCATTGGTTGTTTCTCCAAGCTGTAAGTAGCTTAGCACCATACGAACCATAGAATTGAGCAATGGACTTTCTGCTGTTACCTCTGCCCATAGTCAAGAGCTGAGTTTTTGCAACACCAGATAGGGTAGCAGAAGCTCTAGCAATAACATATTGGCCTTCTGCTGAATAGGCAAAAGTACCTGCTGATAGGGCTTTCTGCACGTTGTAGATGCCACTAGCTGTAACACTTGGTAATGTGTTAGAATCTGCTGCTGTAGCTACGCCGTCTAAAAGAGTTAAAGATTTAGTGATAACCGTACCAGTGTTATCATTGTTTAGAATTGTACCGCCTTCTTTTGCTTCCACAAAAGCTCCGCCAGCACCATTCGTCAAATAGTTGGTTGTTGCACCGGGAACTGCCATTATACATGACTCCTATAAAAAAAATAAAAATATTTTATTCCTACATTTGTCCGTATAATAATCCAAGTCCTATTATATATTACACAAATTGTCCAATATTTTATATGATTTTATTCTGATTCCATATATATTTGATTTATAAAATATATCATAGTGTTCTTGATTTAAAATAGGGGAACAGCTAACTACAGGAATGTGTATTTGGTCTTCTATGGTCTTACAGCAGATTATATTGTCTGTTAAATCATCTACCATTGACCCAGTTCCAATTATAATCTCAGATGAATTGTTGGCTTTTAAGGAGTGGCATAAATCCATTACAAAAGCCCAGTCTGATAGTCTGTATTCTATAACGGGCCTAAGAGAGATTTGATATTCTGAGCAGGCAGCTAAACAGGCTTTGAAGTCTTTTCTGATACTAGCAAGGTTTGAAGATTCTAAATCGTGGCGATTTATAACCAAGTCAATGCTTTTTGCTCCTCGCCTCTTTGCCAAAATTATATCGTGTATTCTAACGGTAGTATCGGATATGCCGTAGGGATAGTCTACAATGGCGGAGAAAGTACAATGCTCTTTAATCAACGATTCATCTATTCTAGATAAAAGTCCTGATGGCGTGCATATTGTATCAACTTTACTGTTTGCTGAATT